TAGCAGAGGATTTAAACTGCCAAGTAAAAAATCCTTTTTTCATAAAAATTTGAGTTTGTACCTCCTAGAAATAGGAGGTTTTTTTATTTTTTAAAAATTTTTTTGTTTTTTCTTGTGTAATTGAAAAAATTCTTTTAATTTTGGTGTATAATTACAAACTAAACTTAAAATATTAAACAAATGGCAAATTTAACAACAGAATTTAAAAACGAATTACAAGCAGGATTAGAAAGATCAAAAGATTATTTAGAAAGATTAACTTTTCAAAAAGAAATGTACAGAAACAGTATCTTGTCACACAATTATGTAATTTCAGTAGGTGGTGTTTTAACAATCGGATTAAAAAAAGATGGATCTAAAATATTAGATTATAGATTTCAAGAACTACCGTCATTATGGACAAAAGAGGGTGCAGAATCAAATAAAAAAGCTCTACAAGAAAATGATGATAGGGAAATTTTAATTATAGGAAAACATACTTGGTACGCAAATGAAATTAAAAAAGTTAAATCTATGATTAATTCAGTTGAAACAATACTAAATAAATAAAACAAATAATAACTAACTAAATAACCTCCTAGAAATAGGAGGTTTTTTTATGTATTTATATTTTTTTAACTTTGCGTTATGGCAACAAAAACCGACATATTAAAAAATAATCTTTTAAAAGCGTTAGAAAAATCATTAGGAGTAGTTACAAGCGCTTGTAAAATAGTTGATTGTCATAGATCAACCTTTTATAAGTTTTACAATAACGACCAGGATTTTAAAGCGTCTGTTGATGAATTACAAAACCTAACTTTAGATTTTGCTGAATCACAATTACATAAGCAAATAAAAGACGGAAACACAACGGCAACAATATTCTATTTAAAAACCAAAGGGAAAAAGCGTGGCTATGTAGAGCGAAAAGAAGTTGAAATGACTGCGCAAGTAAGCACAAGTAAAATCTCTGACGAAGCAAGAAAAAAGATTGACGACATTCTAAACAATGAATATTAACGAAATAATTAAACAAAAATGTGAAGATTCGCTTTTGTTTTTTACTCGTTATATTTTCAAAGAGAATACCGGAAATAAATTCGAGGCAGCAGAGTTTCATAAAACATTAGCCAACACATTACACAAAGTTCATAACGGCGAAATAAAACGCTTAATAATAAACATACCCCCACGATACGGAAAAACTGAATTAGCCGTTAAAATGTTTATTGCCTGGACACTTGCAAAAAATCCTATGGCAAAATTTATTCATTTATCTTATTCTGATTCGTTGGCGCTTGATAATAGTTCAATGACAAAAGAATATATTAATTCAGATGCTTTTCAAAGTATTTGGGATCTACAACTAAAAAAGGATTCGCAAAGCCAAAAAAAATGGTACACAACGCAAGGTGGTGGAGTTTATGCAACATCTTCAGGAGGTGCAATTACTGGTTTTGGTGCCGGTAGTGGTGGAGCAATTATAATTGATGATCCTTTAAAGCCTGATGACGCTTTATCTGACGTTAGGCGTTCTTTTATAAACAATCGATACAATACAACTATTCGTTCAAGGGTTAATGATAGAGACGTTCCAATTATCGTAATAATGCAGAGGTTACACGAAGATGATTTGAGCGGTTATTTGTTAGACGGCGGAAGTGGTGAACAATGGCATCATTTAAAGTTAGCAGCATTGGATGACGAAAACAATGCGCTATGGCCTGAGAAACATTCTTTTGATGAACTTGAAGCAATACGCCAAGCGGACAGATATACCTTTAGCGGTCAGTATTTACAAATTCCATCACCTCCAGAGGGTGGTGAATGGCGCAAAGATTGGTTTAATATTATAAACAGAGCCGAACTGCCAAGCGATATATCTTTTGAAATGTATATTGATGGCGCTTATACTAAAGACACAAAAAACGATCCTACCGGAATACAAATAAGCGGTAAAAGTGGCGATAACCTTTACATATTTAAAAGCATAGACAAATATTTAGAAATGCCTGAACTAAAAAACTTTGTTTCTGCCTTTGTTCAATCTTGTGGCGTTCCAATATCTCAAATATTAGTGGAGCCTAAAGCATCCGGAAAATCGCTTGTACAACTGTTAAGGCGTGAAACTAGATACAATGTATCAGAAATAAAAACAAACTTTGTTAGGTACTCTAAAATTGAACGTGCAAGGGCATCGTCTCCATTTATTGAGGGGGGTAGGGTTTATCTTGTTAAAGATACCTGGAATGACGCTTTTTTGCAACAAGTTAGCACATTTCCAAACGCAAAACACGACGAGCATATTGACGTAACTTCCTACGCTATTGAAAGGAATCTAATTAACAACTTTTTTGTAGTTTAAAAACAATTTTAAATTTTGTATTTTTACGAAAATTTTATATTACTTTAAAATATGGCCTCATTCTTTGACCGATTCAATTTTTCAAAAAAAAATCAAAATACAAATAAGGAATATAACAACGCAATTTACAATTGGTTAGGTAATTCTGTTTTATGGAATAGAGAAAATGACGATTCCTATATTACGCAAGGTTATCAAAAAAACGCAACAATTTACTCGCTAATTAACTTAATCACAAAAGCAGCATCAACAATTCCTTTCCAGGTTTATGAAAAGACAAGCGAAAACGACTATAAAAGATATAAGGCTTTAACCTCCGGAATAATGGATGCAGCGTCTATACAAAAGGCGTCAATTTTGCAAAAAAAAGCATTGGTTGAATTACAAGATACTGAATTACATAAAATATTAGAGCGCCCAAACCCGGCACAATCTTATAACGCTTGGCTAACTGAATTAATTGCTTTTGGTAAATTAACCGGTAACAGATACATTTACGGAATTGGCCCCGATACCGGTGCAAATGTTGGTAAATTTACAGAGTTGTATGTTATGCCGTCGCAAGTGATGGAAATAATATCCAACGGAATTATGGAGCCGGTTTCTCAATACAAATTAGAATACAACGGTACAAAATATATTGACGCCTCAGAGATATGTCATATTAAAGACTTCAATCCTTACTATGATGGTACTGGATCACATTTGTACGGACAATCCCCATTACAAGCCGGTTTACGTTCATTAACAACAAACAATGAAGCGGTACAAACAGGAGTAAAATATTTACAAAACCAAACTGCAAGAGGGTTATTAACTTCTGAAATGGGCGATATAAACGAAGTACAAGCGCAACAATTAAAAGATAAATTTAGACGTCAGCACCAAGGCTCGGACAATGCCGGAGATATTATTATAACTCCAAATAAAATGTCTTGGATTAATTTTGGTTTAAACGCTTCAGATATTTCTTTAATAGCACAATACAACGCCTCAATAAAAGATTTATGTAACATTTACAATGTGCCAGTACAATTACTTAACAATACAGATTCTTCTTCATATAACAATATGAAAGAGGCAAAAAAAGCATTGTATCAAAACGCAGTTATTCCGGAACTGATAAAAATTAAAGACGAATTAAACAGATGGTTGGCGCCTAAATATGGTGACAAACTTTGTATTGAATTTGATTTTTCTGTTATTCCTGAATTGCAAGAGGAAACGGACAAGGTGGTTGATCAATTATCTAAGGCTTGGTGGATTACTCCAAATGAAAAACGTGCTGCAATGAATTACGGAAAGGATGAAGAAAATACAACGTTAGACGATTACTTTATACCGGCTAATTTAATTCCTACAAATCCAAGCGAAATTGATTTGCCTATTGACGCAATAGATGTTGATGTAAATAAGTTTTTAAGCAAAAAAAAAACTAATTTAGAGAAAGCCGAAACGTTTAACAATTATCCTCAATCTGCAACCAACAACGCTAAAAGGATGATTGAATGGCGTGAAAAGTATGGGCGTGATGTTGTTACTGCCGGAACTGATGTTGGTTGGCGTAGAGCTTCGCAACTTGCAAACAGAGAAAACATTTCCTTAGATGTTGTTAAAAGAATGGCACAATTCAACCGCCACAGAGAAAACGCAAAAATAGATCCTAAATATAAAGGAGAGCCTTGGAAAGACAACGGTTACGTTGCCTGGAACTTATGGGGAGGAACTGCCGGTGTTGATTGGGCAATAAGAGAAGTAAACAAGTTAAAAGAAGATTAATTGAGGTTAGATAAAGACAAATGGCAAAAGGCTTTTGAAAAGCAATTAGACAAGGCCGAAAAAAAACAATTATCTAAAGTAAGGCGATACTATAAAGAGCAATATTTTAGAGGCGTAAATTCTTTTTTATCTGCAAACCAAACAACCTTTCAATTATTATTTGATACAAGTGATATTATAAAAATATATCGTGATTTATACGAGGATATCGGTTTACAATTTGCCAAATGGTACGCAAGAAATTTTGACAAGTATATTAAAAAGGGCGTAAATCCAAACCAATTTATTGATCAATGGTCAAATACATTTGCATCTTTAGGCTCTGCCGTAGGCGCTGAAAGGGTTACTTTAGTAAGCGGAACGGCAAAAGCAACGCTTGTAAAGGTTACTCAAAATCTACTTACTGATATTGATTTTCAAAATTCAGGTATTGACGAAAAAACTAGAGTATTAAGAAGCCAATTTACAAAGTATTCTACATTTCAGGCACAAAGACTTGTCAGAACAGAGGCAACAAACGCCGCTAACTTTGCAACATTAAAATCTGCAAACACAATATTTCCGGCGGCTGATATGATGAAAGAGTGGATTGCTTCTTTTGACGACAGAACAAGGTCTACTCACGCCGAAGCCGGTGCAAGTGATCCTGTTCCTCAGAATGAGCCTTTTATGGTTGGAGGTTCTTTAATGATGTACCCAGGAGATCCAAGTGGCCCATCAAGTGAGGTAATTAACTGCCGTTGTTCTATTGCAGTATTTCCAAAAGAAACTGCCCAAGCGACAGGAGAAATTACTGATATTAACTTTGGTTTAGGTGGCGGAACTAGAACTGGTTATGGTTTAGGAGATTTTGTTGCAGATATAGGAGCGACTGTTGTTTCAGGTGTTGAGAATATTTCTGCAATAGCGCAATCTAGTTTAAAGAGTATTAAAGAATTTAAAGATGAGTTAATAAATAAATTTTCTCAATTTAATATAAAAGTAAACTCAATAAGAACGTCAAGAAGTTTATCAATTGATGATTATAATAAAATTGATGGTTTACTTGGTAATTTATTTTCTAAATATAATTTTGGAGCATTAGAGAATCAACAAACAGTAAAATTATCTTTTAAAAGTGGCGCTAGAACTTATGGATTTGTCGAGCGTTATTCTGTTAGTGGTAATTTAACTAGAATAAATTTAGGAGATTTAAAACGAAATTTAGATTCAAGAATTAAAGTAATTGAAAATAAATTTACTACTAGATGGTTTTCAGCAATTGACAAAGATAAAATGTTTTTATCAACGCCAGTTCACGAAATGACGCACGTTTTACTGCATAGTTCTATGAAGTCAGGAAATCAAAAAATAGCTTTAGATAAAATTAGAGAAATAAGAAAAAAATACTATGAAGAAATTAGGTCTTTAAGAAATTCAAACAATATAAAAAAGTATAACGACATTTATATTGGTAGATATGCAATGCATTCTTTAGATGAATTTATTGCTGAAGCATTTACAGAATATACTTTAAATTCAAATCCTTCAAAATACGCTAAGCTAATTGGAGAAATTATTGACCAATATTTAAAAAAATAACAAAAAATGGCAACACTAAAAGAAGAAAACAAAAACAACTGTTTTAATTGTAAAAATTTTAATGAGTTTCAAGGAAATTGTTTAGCCTTTCCTGATGGTATTCCTTACGGAGTTGGCACATTACACGAACACAACAAACCAATACCGGCACAAAAAAACAATATAGTATTTGAGAGAGGTTTGCCTAATCAAAACTAAAATTTAAAAAATCGTATATTTACAAAAATTTTTCTATATGAATACAATTCTTTATAAAGCGGCTCCAGTTGGTGAGTTAATTGATGCGGATGAAAAGGCCGGAATCATAAAAGGGTACGGAAGTTATTTTGGAAACAAAGATTCTGATTCTGATATAATTATGAAAGGCGCATACAAAAAGACAATTGCAGAGAATGGCTCTAGGGTTAAATATTTATATCAACACGATATGAATCAACCTATCGGTAAAATGACTGAACTTTATGAAGATGAAAAAGGTTTAGTTTTTGTTGCAGAGATTGCTAAAACGCAACTAGGAAAAGATGTTGTTGAATTAATGAAAAGCGGAGTAATAACTGAAAATAGTGTAGGTATATTGCCAATTCAAAAGCAAGACAGGGGAGATTATAGAGAAAT